CTTCCTGCAACACCAGCCTCGGACAAAACTTGATCCAAGGTGTTTCGAACATTTCTAGTTGGCGCAATCGCACTAAAGTCTATCTTGTTAAAAAACTCCCTTTCTTGGCGCATAGAATCAGAAAAGGCTTTCTCAAGTTCTCGTCTAGCAATGCGATTTGCCTCTTCCTCGCCAAGACCAGGGATCATTCGCTGCAAATCTTCATCAGCCTTTAATGCCGCAACTCTGACTCTTTCATTCAAAAGATTAAAATATTCCTGCCTTGTTCTTTCGACGGCAGTCCTTGCTGTCTCAGAAGTTTGCGGGGATGAAAAAGAGGATTTTATGACGCTATTCAGTCGAATAAGGTCTTCTTCTCTTTTATTTCTAAGACTGTCAATGCTATCAGCCAACGACCTCTCAAGGCTCAAAAGACCTCTATTTCCGCTAATTTGAGCGGGGGTCATAATAGCCCTTGCCTCATCAAGCAATGGTTCATCCATTGATTGAATTACCCTTGATGGAGCAAGTTCTCCAATAGCCCTCTGGAATCTTTGAGTAGCTCTTGATCCCGCCGTCCTAGCATCAATAGACCTTGCCACCTCATCCCATGTGTTTACAGCAAACCTTTTACCGGCAGCTATTGTCGGGGAGATGTTTGACGCTGCATCCAAAGCCCTTACAGCCTGCCTCCCAGTTGCAGCTACCGCGCTTGGAGCCATCCCCCCGCCAATCTCACCAATGAATCTGGCGGCATCACTTTCTGGAAAAGCCTGTTCAGCATAAAATCCTCCGGCCCCAGAAGAAGCGCCAAGACCAGATTCAACAGCTATAAATCTAGCAGGAGCGCGTTGATATGTCTGACCAATGTCAGAGACCACATTTCTCAAAGTTGCTTGTATCCCAGTCGCCCCTTGTTGTGCCGGTTTAACGGCAGAAAAAACTCGACCGATGGGGGCAGCCATGACAGCGGCATCAAATGAAGCTGCGCCCATCCTGCCTGACAAGCTCTCTGGAACATCTCTAACAGGAGGAAGCCCTCTCATTTCAGGATCGCCAGAAATCATTGAGGCAAGAGATTGCGCCCTTGATTCAACTCCACCCAAAAATCCCTGCCCAAATCTGGAGCCTCCTTGAACAGCAGAACGAATCATAGAGGCTTTTGTTTCTTGGTTGGAAATTGCTGCGCGAAGTTGAGACGCCTTGTCACTCATAATTATCTAACCCTTTGAATAATTGCGTTCACAACATCATCCGGCAGTTGATTCAAATCTTCATCGCTTGAGTTTTCTATAAAATATTTAAGCGAATTAACGTCTACTGAATTTATTGACTCAGGGGTTGACAAGAAATCGCCAGAAATAATAGACGGGACTCCCATAACTGCCCTGAAGTTACGAATAGATGAAGCGTTTGAAGCCTGCCCCTCGCGTACCGACTGCGGCAGTGATGGGTCGCTTGCGTCCCTTTCTGCCTGGCTTTGCCTTCTGGATAAATAGGACTCCAAGCCAATCATTCTAGCTCTCATGGCTTCAGGGTTATCTATTATGGCTGGGTCTAAGTCTGTGTCCCTTCTTACTCGCTCAACTTCAGCGACGGGGAATCTATCATTGACAACAAGGGCTTTTGACAGCTCTTGCATGGAATTTCTTAATTCAGTTCTTGCGCTTAATACCGCAGGATCGGATATACCAACTCTAGCAGCAGCGGCGCGAGCAGCGGAAACAGGCCCAGTAGCTTCACTAGCCAACTCAAAAAGAGTTCTGCCCTGTTGAGGCTGAGGAATAGGCTGTTGCGCCCCAGTAATCGGGACTTCGCTAACCGTTCCGCTAACAAGGTCTATTCTCCTAGTTTGACCAGACTCCAGAACATCATATCTAACATTGCCGTCTGCAATATTGGTCGCCTCAATAATCGCTTGATCTGGAGAAAGACCATTATTTTTTTGAAGCTGTAATGCTATGTTTGAAATTCTATTTTGTCTTGCGGATTCATTGCTTGAATTTTGTACGCCGCCAGTTCTGAAAAACTCTTGATATTCTGGCGTACCCTCCACAAGCCCAGCAGCTTGCGCTCTAGCTCTAAGAGTCTGAAGTGCAGCCGGAGTTTCCTCAGCCCTCTGCTGCTCTGGAATAGCGAATGCTCGCCGACCATCCCTGTAAACAACATCCCCAGGGCGGTAAACCTTTTCCTCTGCCTGAGGAGGCGTGATATACCCCATGGACATACCACGCTGAACAGCGCCAAGAAGCTCTCTCTGGAGCGACTGGTAGGCGTTTCTATCACCAGCCCTAGACAACTGTGCAAGCTGAGTTATGCGAACGGTATCGGATGGATCAGCATCTGGGAAATTCTTGAGAAGCTCGATTCTTTCCCGACCCAATTGAACAACGCTATCAAGGTCGCCAGCAGCCAGTAGCTTCAGGGCCGACTCAGCATCTTGGTACATCGCTCTTTGTCGAGCCTGCATCATCTCAGCGCGTTGCATCTGCGCTTGCTGCTCTCTTTGAGATTGAATGTATTGATTCTCCTGCTCCATCGCCATTTGCTGGCGAAACTCAGGAACCTGATTGGAGAATGCCGCGCCAAGACCGCGAAGGAGCAAGCCTATATTCTCTGCCATGTTAAATCCTTCCAGCTAAGCGAAATGCCTGAGTTGTTGGGTTAAATACGTTGAATGACTGCCCTCCAGGGATTGGCGTCATCTGCCCGATAGTCACTGGGGATGTTCCAAGGTTGCCCCCAGCAGTCTGGTATCCAGTACGCAACGGGCCTAATGAATTAAGAGGGGTTCCGGTTTGTCTTGTAGGCATCATGCCGCTTAAATCATAACCAAGAGCAGCAGCATTAAGCGCATTATTGACCATGCCGGTGTAGTTGGTTTGAGGCGTGGGAGTGTATTGCTGACCAGCAAGCAAATAAGCCTGCCTTACAGCTAGCTCTTCCTGGCTCATCGCCTCTTGATTCGCAGCCGCCTGAATAGCCGCGATCTGATCTGCTGTGTACCCTTGGGACAGATTTAGCCCAGCAGTTCCGTATTGACTCAAAAGGTTTGCAAGGGCATTACCTTGATCTACTGAGAGGTTCCCAAGACCGGCAGAAGCATTGCCAATCTGAGCCGCAAGAAGCTCACCAGCTCTCGCTCGTTGGTTTGCGATATTCTGAGCAGATTGTCCTTGAAGATTAGCGATATTCGTCCCTGTTGAGGTAGTCAGATTGGCAAGATTGGTTCCAAGACCTGATCTCTCTTGTGCAATGGTTGACCGCTGGCCGGTTACATCACGGGCAGTGCCAGTCAGAAGATTGGCGATATTCGTTCCGTAAGCTTGTTCAAGATTGGCGAGATTGGTTCTTTGATTAGCGACCTCTCCAGCAGATCCCATGCCGATGTTGGCAAGGTTCGACCCCATGCCAGTGAGGATATTCGCCCCGCCAGAAGCGGCGTTATAGCCAACACCAGTCAGGTTTGAAAGATTCTCGATCTGCTGCTGAAGCCCCTGAGATGCCAGCCCCTGACCGAATCGAACAAGCTCCTGCTGTACTCGACCACCACCAAGACCGCCAGTAGCAGCAGCACCAGCCAAGGTAGACCGTTCTCCCTGCTCACGAAGGAATCTAACATATGGGCTTTCTTGATAAGCCTGATTGAAAGCGTCAGCACCCAAAGCGCCAGACAGTGCTAATTGTCGCTGAAGTGCTGTAGTACCTGCTTGTTGATAGGGAGTGAAAAGCTCGCCAGCTTGGCCGAAGGTTCTTTCAATATCACCACGGGCTACTTGTCCTGCCTGCTCAAGACCAGTGATGTTCTGGCCTACAAGACCTCTAGTAACATCCATTGATTGGCCGATCTGGCTTTGAGCCTGCTGACTGGCCTGTCTTAGATCGTCAATGTTCAGGTTGTACATTCTGGCAACATCTTCATAACCAGTCTGTAGCTGCCCCTGAGCCTGAGTCTGAGCCTGTCTTAAAGTATCAGACGCCTGACCCAATCCTTGAGTGGTTGCTTGCTCAAAGCCGACAAGCCCTGTCGGAGTCACGGCAGCTTGTTGCGCTGCGTATTCTTGAGAAACGCGATCCAAAGGGATGCCAGTGGCCTGAGAAAACTGCGCTGGAGATACGCCATAACGAACCATGTCCTGATAGACGCGATCAGCAGTAACGCCAGGATTTAGCTCCATGTACGCCCGGATCTGATCGTCAGTGGCTTGATTAGGAACAGCCGAATTGACTATATCCTGTAGCCTTGTCTGGCGATTAGCTCTTTGCTCATTGTAGGCAGACTGAACCACATCCAACGGGACGTTAATGGCCTCAGAGAGCTGCTGCGGAGAGACACCGTACTGAATCATGCCTTGATAGACTTGCTCGGCAGTAGCATTAGGGTTCTGCGCGAACCATGCCTGAATCTCTTGATTGCTCACGGCCATGATTGATTAGCCTCGCGGGAATTGAGAGTAGCGAACATCGCCCTGCGGGAGTGTCATCCCACCAAGCATTCGTGACAGCATTTCAGGATCAAATTGAATCTGAGTAGGTTGAAGCTGGCTGTAATCAACAGGCGCACCCATGATCGCATTTCGCTGCATAGGAAGCCCCGCCAGCAGAGCGCGTTGAGCCGCGAGATTACCCTGCTGCTGCATCTGGCCTGTCGGGCCGTACAGTTGACCCAATAGATTCAATCCCTGCTGCATACCCTGCTGGCGCATCTGCTGACCTTGACCAAGCGCATAGCGAGAGGTGTCTTGAGCCGATTGAAATCCTGGAGTGATAGCACCAATTGCTTGCTGGATGCGCTGTGCCTCAAGTTCATTGGCTTTCGAGGTTGCTTTTCGTGCTGCTCGACGGTCGGCAGCGCCTCCAATCAGTGACGCTCCGGCCCCGATTGCTGAACCGATTACTGCCGCTTCAATACCCATGCTGCCACCTCTCCTCTACCTTTCGGAATCCAAGTGATTCTAACATTTTCACAAGCGCCTTTCTTTCTTCAGGCGCAGTAGTCCATATCTTTTTATAGCCCCACGCGTTCAGCCAATCCAAACCAAATACCATTACTTCTCTGAGTTTCTTTCGGTCTCTGAATCGACAAGCAACGTGGATTTCTAACTCATCATCTTCTGGCCTGGCTAAAACAAGTAGCCGATTACCCATTAGCAACATAATCCAGTCAGACGCGATTCCCCTCGGATCAATATTCAAATACTGACTTACGGACGGGTCTCTCAATATTGAGAGCGCCTCAGACTCTAAACAGCCTCTCACACTAATAGCCATCCTTGAGTCACATCCCCGCCGATATCAGGAAGCATTTTTCGATATTCGATTGAGCCTGCTGCTCCGGTGGAATCAATATAAAGACTGTACTGCCTTGCAGTCACAACGCCTTCAGGACTCCCGACACCGATAATCGGAATGCTTAACGAAGCATCTATCGTCCAGTTTCTAAACTGCTGGGTCATCGTCCCATTGGACTCAACGATAGGATTCGCAGCGTTAAGCCTTGGCCCACTCATTTCGCACCCGGAATAATCTCAGCGGTCAACTGGATAATCACTGGCTTGACTGCATCGCTCAAAGTAAATCGGAAAACTTCAAGCCTTGCAGCCCTTCCATTCTTTCGCCAAATAACGCGGCGATTGTACTCGCCCACCTTCCCCAATCCTCTCATGCGCTGATCCGACCACGTTTTACCATCAACGCTTCTATCCATCGCAATCACTGGATTGCTGACAGATGAATTACCAACGCCTGATTCAACAGTCAGTTCGATAGAAGGAACGAAGATTGACTGCATATTATTCTGGAAAGGCTGCGTTGCCACCGTCCTGATAATCGCCCCTGAATACTCAGTAAAAAGGTCTGGATTCAGCTTGCCTATTCGACCGTCCACAGAATCGCCGCAGAAGATATGATTGTAGGCTTGAGTCAAACCCGAAACCCTGTAACCCACTTGCTCGGCCTCGATATAAGACTTTCGCTCATGCCAGCGTTTAGAAGCATGGTCGTAAACCAATGTCGAATTGGGCAGAGCAAATGCCACGAAGTACGCACCATTCTGGGAGTACGTCCACGAATAGACGTTAGCCAACTGGTCATTCGTGAGAGCCTTCAAAATGAAATCGATAGCGACCGTGGAAATCTTCTGCGTGGAGTTACCAGCGAAAGCCCAGATAGCGGGAGACTCATTCTGTCCACCACCGATCCACATGAACGTGTCTTGAGTGTTAATCAGCGAATAAGGAGAGAAAACCCCTTTATCCAAGAACAATCCCGTTCTTTGAAAAGGAAAGTCGCTTCCTCCGATATTCTGGAAAGCCTCGAAAGTCTGACTACCCGAAATGAATAACTGGTTCTTAAATACAATCGGCGCAACGATATTATCGGGATCGGATTCTGCCGTTCCGTAATCAAGAGCATTCCAGCTTGTGCCGTCATTTATTGCAGAGACGATAAATTTCTTGGTATCAGTTGAAACAACAAAGTATCCGTCAACAAACACAACAAACTGAGGATCACCGTTCGCAGTGAAATCAGGGTCGGTAATCTGTGAAAATGTGTCGGTCACATGGTTGTAGATGTAACCACTTCCACCAGGCACTAGAACCAGCAACTGAGTGCCGTTATCAGCCATCGAGCAACGGGCAGTCCCTGCAACAGTCCCGATCTCCACTAGATCATAAATCTCAGTCGGGACTACTTGGGTCTGATCGAGTCGATATAGCTTTGTGCCATTCACGAAGTAAGGAAGCCCAGCCATCGTATGAGCGCCTCTGTTCGCTTGCAGAATAGTCCCAGAGGTTTCCACCTGCTCTATTCCTGGCGTTCCCCTAAGAGTCTCCTTAGCTAATGCAGGTGCGCTCTCAACTACCACATACCAATTAGTACACTCCTGCGCTGAAATGGGCAGCGAGTTGCTAATATAAAAACCATTGGTAATCGGTAGGATTGTCGGCATTAGAGCGCACTCAATACAGCATTCACGGCAATAACACTGTCAGTTGTGGATTCGTTTCTAACAAATATCTCAATGTAATCGTTCTGGTTCAGAACCAAACTTACGAACGTGGCAATTGATCTGGGGCCACCAGATGAAATTGTGTCGGTCATTTTAGTAGAAACAACCGATCCATTCTTGGCGATGAACAGTGAAATTTTGTGGTTCGTGCCAGACGCCACATCCAGAGTCGCAAGAGCGTTGATCACGTGCCTATTAGTCTGCCCTGTGTATGTAATCCGGCCATTGGTTGCAGCCGTCCAGCCCGAAGAGACATCACCTACCACAAACGTCCCAGCAGCCTTCACCGGAGTAGCCGTAGACGCAATAGTCGTCGCAGTAGCGTTTCCAGTCATTGATACCGAGGCATACGAAGCTGCTTCAGTGGAAGCAATCTCAATCGTGTCACCCACCGTTGTACATGAAATCCCTGTACCGCCTACCAATGAAACAAACATCGGACTCGCCGCAGCAATGTCCTGCATCAAAGGTTCGCCAGTGGTGTTGACAGTGAAGTTGTGGGCTATCGTGATGCCGTTTTCGGCAGAGACGTTGGTGACAATCCCTGATCCATCCTCAATGTTTCGGATGTTGTTAACCGTACCCTGAACATCGAGGACAGCAGTTCCGCTAACTGCGCCGTCCTGAACAATCGTGCCGGTTACACCCAGGCCCGATAGGAAATTGGTGTAGGAAATCTTGTAGTTGTAACCATTGGCAAAGAATCCAAGATAAGACCCAGATAGGATTGAATTCTGCTGTGTGAAGTCGCTCTGCTTAACGCCATAGGCTCTGTCGGTCATGTTGAGGACTCCAGTGCAATAGTGCCAATAGTCTCAGCAAGGATAGAATCCTCGCTGTCTGGATAAAAGTTCCAGCTCCATCCATACCCAGTATCGGTATTCCCAGAGCCAATGGGGAGAGTAGAGGGCATTCGAGTGCCGCCGATAGTCTGACCAAGCATTCTCATTGCCTGAAGCCCCTCTCTGGCCTGAAGCACTAAAGCATCTGTCACCACGCCGCCGAAATCAGGAGCAACCTCAATAGCAAGATTGGCGATGACACCGCGAAGCGCACCAAGAGGAACGGTCACTTGGTCTGCAAGATTGGAAACTGCCGTATACCCTAAGTGGACGCCTTGAGCATCCAGAGCCAACATATAGTTGTTCATCGCAAAGATGAAATCCTGATACTCGTCTGCCTCAAGCGGAGCTTCTGAGGCTTGGACAAGAATCCTTTGCAGAGATGCCTTCGCAAC